TTCTTGTCTGTCCCAACCATGATCCATGATCATGCCCTTCTGCATTTCAAAACCATTCAACTCTAAATGGCCCATACAAACTTGAGCATCAGATGTTTTTAACATCTTCATTGTATGAGAAGTATTGTCTACATTAATCCAAGGCACAAATAGAATTTTACACCCGTCAAACTCTACTTCTGTTGCTTTCTCATAGACAGTAATATCTTTGTATCTACCGTCTACAAGTTCATGTAGTGAGTTTACATCGTTAGTGTTCTTATAAAAGGTATCGTGGTTTCCAACAAGCATGTGGAAATTAATACCTACAAACTTATCAATAAATCGCTCACGAAAATCTTTCGCAATACGATAGGACACATATTTCCTTCTATCCATAACATCGCCGAGATGAACAACATCGGTTATGTTATGTTCTTTTAGATATGGGAAAAACTGTTTCTCGTAAAACTCAAAAAAGTATTCGTTAAAGTTTTGATTGTCATTTCTAGCTCCAAAATGTGTATCAGTTATCAGAGCAATCTTCAACGATCTTCACCCAATCTTACTACCTTATCAATATCTTCATCCATAAAGTTTTCTAGTCCTTTTTTTTCAGTTGAAACCTTCTTCTTTGGTTTATATACATCCTCATCGGGAAGCATATTATTCATTAAAGTCTCATCAATAGTATAAACGGTATGATCACCTTCCATAGTGGTGTAGGCCTCATAGTGTTGTTTCTCTATTGATTGATTTTTTATATGAACTTGTTTTTTCTCAGCCTGTATTCTACGCAAAAATGCATAGTAAATTATCTGAGTGAAATATGCAAAAGGATTCTTTGATTTTGCTGGATCAAAATTGTATGCGTACTGCAAACAGTTTTGTATGCCGTCAGAAATCATTTCATCCCTATATGAATAATTAATAAAATTAGGCCGATACGATAGGTGTGTTGCAATCTTCAAAAAACACTCACCAATATAATTGGTCAGGGGTGGATTTATTTCACCTTCTTCTTCTGCCTCTTTGCATTTGTCTCTCCACTCTGACATTGCTACCAGAAATGCTTTATTATCAACATAATGCACACTTTTCTTTTTCGCCATAGTTACTCCTTTAATCTATACTGATACTAACAGAGTTAAGCATTATTGTCAATGAACCTTTTAGTTTTATTAATTATAAAAAAGAGTATTGACTCTACGATAAAATGTGTATATACTACGCTTGTAGTCGGTTGATGATAAACTATAGAGTATAGCTTAGTGAATAGTTTTGATATTCATTAGTTCTTCTATAGTTTCTTCAAGTTCAATTTCATCCAGTTCGTCATCAGTAGCATCTAGTTCATAAACATCAGGTTGTTCATGAAATTCAAATTGATTTATGCAATGATTATAATATTTAATTAGACCAGATGATGCTGGGGCTGTCATAATTACATTTTGAGCATTAATATCAATATACTCTTCTTCTGACATAGGATGAACCCACGGAGTCAAACTTAGTGAATCAGCTGGTCCATTTCTAGTCATTTTTGATATTACATGCAATTTAAGTGGAAAGCTTATCTGAAGTGGTTTATTAAAGTCAAACAAATCATCATTATCAAATATGCTTCCAACAATGCTTTCGCCATTGGAGAATTTAAAGACTCTGATTGTGTCATTCATAGTTTTATCCTATCTATTTTAAATCGAAACTTTTGTTCCTTATAGATATTTATACGTTCTCTAAAATGTCTCAACGTAAAATTAAGTTTAGAATCTATGGAAAGATCATCGGAAATATCATAGAGCCGTAAGGTCTTACCACCCCCATGCTGTCGGAGTCCACGGCCAAGTGACTGAAGAACCCTGATTTTGCTTTTACTGGGACTGGCGAACACGATGTTACCAATGTTCCGAATATTGATACCAGTGCTAAAAGTCCCATAACTGGCAACAATGATGGCATCCTTTTCATTTTCTACAATCTCCCTTATTTCTTCTCTAGTGTCTGTGTTAACACCACCATAGACAAAAAATACTTTCCTGTCTTTATATTTATCTTTTATTAATTTATGTAAAACTGCGCCATGTTTTTCTACGAACTGAAAAAGACACAAAGTGTTCCCATTGCAATGACCCACAAGATTGCATAGAAAAGTATTCCTTTCAGCCTTAGTGACGATGTATTCCAATTCTCCTCCATAGTCAAACTCCCTTACTATTCTTCTATCCTCATCAGGATATTTTAAAACTATACATTTAATTTCTAAGTCTGCTAATGTTTTATTATCAATTAATTCTTTAGTTGTCACAACGTATTTTGCTTTACCAAACAATCCCTCTAACACTAATCTATGTGTTTGAGTTCCGTCTAGTGTACCTGTCAATCCAAAACGATACTTGCAAGTGTCAAGTTTTGTTAAAATACCAGTGAGAGATTTTGCTTTAAACAAATGAGCCTCATCCCCAAACACTGCCCCAAACTGTCTAAAATACTGTCTGGGCATCCTGTGAATAGATTGCCAAGTTGAAATAACAACATCCTTGGTTACTTTCTTTTCATGTCCTTGATATATTTTTTGACAGTATGTTCCAGAACTCCATCCATAATCTTCAAAATCTTTATACAATTGTTCAACTAGAGATGTGGTTGGAACTAAAATTAAAGTCTTCAATTCCATCATATGGTAGTAACGAACAAGACAATATATTATTAATGATTTACCCGAAGCAGTAGGAGAAATGAGAAGAGAACGATCTGTGGCAATAGCATGGGAAATGGCATCAAGTTGATAATCTCGTATTTTAATTCGTTTTCCATTAAGGGTAGGTCTAAGTCCTCGTACAAAGCCCTGCACCACACTTCTGGCCACTGTTCTTTCACTTCGGAGTCCGTCTTCCAATTCATATTTTTCACCATTTTTTTTAAGGTACTCTTCTATGTATGGAAGAAGTCCCATATATATCTCGCCTGTGACAATGTTATACAGACGTATTTTACCATCCCACATTTTATTTTTGTAGGCAGGCATATACTTAAAGCCTGGAACTTCAAAGGTGAAAAAATCATTCAACTCTGCGCTGGTTGAAGGTTCAACGTTTTCAAGTTTTATATAAACTTCATTTTTCTTAGATATAAGCATATTGATAATCTTGACGAGAACCATAATCACCACGAAGCAATATGTTCCAAGAAACACTTACACGATCTGCTTCTGTTGTTGGAACCCAATGCATTAACCATGCTGGAAAAATTATACCTGTTCCAACTTCAGCACTAAACTGCAACATACCAGAGTTTTGCCAATTAGGTTTATTCTTCGGTTGCATATTATGTGCTTGCGCTCTAGGATCAAAGAACTGAATTGGAGCTGAACCCTTAGAACTTTCAACAAAATATACACCAGACCATAAATTATTTGAGTGTGTATGGGGTGGATGAGACTGTCCCTCTTTAAGATGATTACCCCACATACTTGTCATCTCTAACTTCTGATAATCATATTCTAATTTTTTTAGAATATCCTTTACTGTATGTTGCACAGTTTCTACTAGGGGTTTGAAAGAAGATATTTTATAAAGATCATCTTCTGTCTGCATGTCATCTTTAGTCTTAATATATGCTGACATATGTGCATGTGTATCACTTCCTAAATCAGCAGTAAATTTATAAACCATTGTAGGAAATGCTGCATATTCATCTATTTTCACTTTTACTTCGTTTACATCAACCATGATACGATACTCCACCTTTCGCCTTTTGTTACTTTTTTCACTTCATGTGGAAACATAAAGTTTGACGGGAAAATTATTGCAGACCCAGCCTTAGGAACATATTTTTCCCCTGCAACATAAAAGTCTCCTCCCTCATAATTATCATTTAAGAAAAACAAAACAGTTGCTTGAGGATATCCATATTTCTGCCCATGAGAGTGATGAATATTATCACAATGAGGCGACATAAATCCATCAACACCGTAACGATTTAATCTAAAATCTGTATGATGAACACAAGAAAATCTGTCATGTTCTTTTGCATATATGTTCATAACTTCAATGACAGAATTTTTTAGTAATGGATACGGTTTATTGAGATCAACACACCAACATTCGTCCATTCTAACTCGTTCTTCACTATTATCAGAAACACCTTTGTTATTTGAATAAGTTGAAGCGTTCCAATCCCAAGGATAATTCATTATAGATTTGCATCCGGCATCATCTATAATATTTTTATAGTGACCAATCCATTTCTTCATCAAAAACCCCCAGCCACAAACTTCTTCCAATCTTGAGCATGTTTGATATCCCAACTGCGATTGTCGATTGACTTGATAACACCTTCAATAAATTGAACCAGTGTTTCGTAGTACTCAATTTTTAATTCTATGTCAATGATATCGTCATCAGAATTTATGTAAACCCCTAAATCTGTTTTTAAAACTTTGAGATCAAAGGGTTTGGCAGCATAAATTTTAGCATCAGATTTACCACCATAGTACTCCCATTTCTGGCGATACAATCTCTTGTGATCAGCCTTTAATTGAAACGTAAACAAACGGTACTTAGACTTATAGTCTAACCATTTAGGTTTGATGATTTGATTTTTATAGGATTGTTGGTGTAGGTCTTCATCATCTAATATAATAAGGTCTTCTTTGGCTTCCGCCTGCAATTCACTTAACTTATCCATTTACTCTCCATCATAAAGTTTCTATAGTATACTGTTGGTATTTAAAGGTTACTGCGACATTTAGAACATTTACATCGTCAGCTGACTGATCATAAGTAAGTTCTCCAAGTGAAATTGGAAACATATCTCTAAATCTAACTTCAACGATTGGGTTATTCTTATTGCTCAGTATTGTCAGTGTTGCATCGGAATACATTGACTTGTCACCAGTATTTGCCCCTCTAGTAGTATTTAGGTCACTTGTTTCTGATGTGTTATCTCTAAAATCTTTAAACTGTTGCCTACTTTCTGGAAATCCTTGTCCAGTAATCCAATTGTAAATTGAAAGATAATTTTCCAAATACTCATCAACGATGAATGAAAGAGTAAAATCTTCAAATTCAGTTACATCACCCATTATAGGAATATTCTTAAAGGGTGTTGCCATTTCTGTATTTGCTGTCCCAATTGCTGGCACATTGCAAGCCGTAGTGAAGTATTCAACTTTAGGAAGTTGATTAATAATAAACCTAAATTGAGTCGGACTTGCGTAGTCTAACTTATCTGGTTGTCTTGATAATGGTCCTTGGCTCATATATCTATTTATAACAAAAAAAAGAGGGTGCCGAAGCACCCTCTAAGTTTGTAGTCAAGTTTCTTATTTTTACATAAGGTTTGTAACTTTGACCCGGCGATAGTAAACGTTAGCACCGTCATCAATAGATGAATCAGTGTTCTGTGTGTCACCCGCAGCAACTGCACCAGCAGTCTGAGCGAATGGGTTAGCAGCCATCCCGTAACGAGTCTTGAACCCGATTTTAGGTTGGAACGTATTCTCACCAACCGCACGAACCATCTGAAGAGGAACGTATGGGCAGTAGAACATACCAGCGTCATAAGGCGAAGAACCCTTATATCCGACAACGTAGTACTGACTTGCAGCAACGTTGGCAGCATACGGATCAACATAGACCTTATAACGACCATTAAGAACACCAGCGAAAGTTGTCGTTGTGTCATCAATGTTTAGTGCGTTGTTAAGAGCAGGCGTGTAATCAAGGATACCAGCCATTTGCAATGCAGACGCAACGTCAGCAGAACACATTAGCATGTTACCTTTACCACGGCGAGTCTGTTGACCAATCGCATTGGCGTCACGTTCGATACCGAACATCAAACCCTTGAACTTCTCAACCGACCAACGACCATTAGAGTCAGTGTCGAGATCAAAGATACCAGCAGTTGTCGTATTAACCTGTGCGCCTTTAACAGCAGCAACATAAACACGGCGAACAACTTCACGGTTGATTTCAGCAAGAATTTCCGAACTAAGAATGTTCGCAAGTTCTGTCTCAGCGTCCAAACCGTGGATCGCTTTGAGGTCTTGAGCAAGTTCCATCGTGTACTCGGCCTTCAGAGCACGGGTAACGGCAGTAACCGTTGACTTGTCGATGGAGAATGCCATCTCAGCGAATGCGTTTGTGGATGTATCACCCAACGCCTCACCTTGAGCAGTTGTCTGACCAGTTGCACTTGTGTAAGTACCAGCAGAAGGACTGTCGTTAAGAACGGCAGGGTTTGTTTCTGTGGCACCAACATCGCCACCACCAGTTGTACCGGCGGCGTTCTGGTTAGAAGCACCTTGCTGACCAGGCATTGCTTCATCAACGAGAGCTTCAGCACCATCCGAAGACAGGAACGAAGCACGCATTGCGAAGATCAGACCCGTAGGACCAGTCATCGGCTGAACACCGCAAATGTCATACGCAATTAGATTGGGCATGGCACGGCGAACGAGCGAGATCAAAATTGGGTCCCAATTAGAAATGGAACCACCAGTGGAGTTAGTAGGCGCAGCTTCCGAAAGGAAACTTGCGTCTTCTTTCATGGCTTTTTCTTGGTTTTCCAAGATAACAGTTGTGACCGCACGGCGATAGGAATCCTCAATCTTAGGAAGATCGGGGTGTTCTAGGACTGGCTGCCACTTTTCTTGTAGATGTTCTGTCTGAAACATTTGAGTTTCTCCTTATTGTATTTTCTACAGTTATTTATAAATTATGCACTTTTCGAGCGACTGATCGCCGACATGTAAGCACGAATGCTATCAGTCGTATCAATGTCCTGTGCAGGTTCACTACCATCATCATCAATTAGAAAAGATTGCTGTTCCCCAGTAGTCGGGAAATAACTTTCTTTCAAGGTATCAAGTTTTGCTCTGAAGGACTCTTCAGTAACAAAATCAACATCCTCTGTAAGCGACTTGAACTTCTCTACTTCAGTAGCAGCAAGGTCATGACTAACTTCGCTGGTAATCTGTTCTCTCGTAAGAGATTCAACCACTTTTTTCTTCTCAACGTTTTCTTCAATCATACCGTTGAGTTTTTCTTCTAGATCAGCAATCTTTTCAGACTGAGCTTCCAGAACGTCATACTTTTCATCAGGAACATCGATATAATGATCTTCAAACAACTGTTTAAGACCACTGATAAAGTCCTCTGCGATTTCACCCTTTAGACCACGCTCAACCGCCAGTTCGTT